AGAAGAGGCAAAGCCGGAGCTAGTCAAGGCCGTTCTAGAAGAGGAGGAGCAGCACCCTCTGGAGCACAAGGCCGTTCTAGAAGAGGAGGAGCAGCACCCTCTGGAGCACAAGGCCGTTCTAGAAGAGGTACAACCACAACTTCAAAAGCAGTAAGTAGACGTGCTGCAGAAAAACAAGGTTTTGGTCAATTTGCGAGAAAACAAAAAAATATAGTTGCTAACAAAACAGTCACTCCAACAAAAAAGACAACTCCGAAAAAAACAACACAAGCTCAAACTAGAAAAGGCACCACAACTACGGCAAAAGCTGTTCAGAAAGCAGCGGATAAAATCAATAGAGACTTTAACGAAAGAACTGCGTTCAAAACAAAAAGCGGTGACTTTTTAAGAGACAGTAAAGGCAACATTGTAAGATCTAAAACTCAAGTTGATAGATTTAAAGATGATAAAAGAAAACAAGATATTGCAAGAAAGTTAGGGATAGATACCACACTGGGCGCAGCAGCCGCAAACCCAAATTTAAGATCACAAGAAATGACGCCAGGTGCGTTTAGACTTAGTGGACGTCTTGCAGATTTTCAAAAATCTTTAGGCAAAGGAGAACAAACACGAGAAAATTTAAACAGGCTGGCTGCCCTTAACAGACAACTAGGCGTGTCTCCTTACACTGGGATGGGCATATTAAATCAACTTAGGACTCAAAGCGCAGATCTTATGAAAGAAGCTCCAGCACTTGCAAAGATAGCAGGATTTGCTGTTAACCCAGCTCTAGCTCTTGCAACAGGAGGTCAAGGCATTTTAGGTTTAGGCAAGCGAATAGGTCAAGCTTTTGGTTTTGGAGCTGAACCAGAACAGATGGCAGCGAATCCAAATTTAAGAGGGCAGCCAACAAATTTAAGAGGGCAGTTTGCTGACGCTTTTAAGTCTTTGAGAATAGGAGAAGATACTAAAGCTTTTGACCCTCGTGATACTAGAGGGGGAAGGCGAGACGAAAGAGCAATACCATTGATAAGAGAAATGGCTCCACCAATGCAGCCAACACCAATACCAATACAAGTGCCAGCACCAACGGCGACTGCACTAGCAACCGGATCAGGACTTGGATTAGATAGACTACAAGAAATTTATCAACTTCCTAGAATGATGGCTCAAGACGGAGGCAGAGTTCACATGGGCCATGGTGGAATGATGATGAGTGAGTCTCCAACAGTCATAATGAACGTTGCAAACTCTGGCATCGGTGGTATATTGGATAAATTCAAACAAATTCGATCTGAAATATAAAAAATGGTGTTTTCTTTAGTAGGAGTTAAAGGTGGAAAGACGGTGGGCATAGCAAGAGGCGGTAAACCCAGCTATAAACGTAAGAAAAAAAGAAAGGTAAGAGCAAAAAATGGACGGACTTTGGTTAGGCGATAAGATTTTACGTCTTGTTCGAGACAAAAAAGAAAAAACTACCGAATATGTGATGCAAGGCAGCACCACAGAGAAACACGACTATCATTTTATGCTTGGTCATTACCGAGCGTTAGAAGAAATAGAGGCAGAAGTTAAAGAAATACTAGATAAAGGAGAAAAAAGTGAGTGATTTAATACTTCCAGAGCACATGGCTAAGGCCAGACGCAAAGAAAAAACAAAAATTGCAGAAAAAGGCAAAACTGCAGCCGAAATAGAGAAAAAACAACAAGAAGTTGAGGATATTTATGGTAAAAGGCAGTCAAAAAGCCTTGATCCAGACAATATTGACCAATCTGTGGTAGAAAAACTGCCCAAACCGACCGGTTGGCGCATACTTATTTTGCCATATATGGGCGCAGAACGCAGTAAAGGAGGCATTATTTTAGCTGATCAGACTCGTGAAAGAGAGCAATTAGCAACCGTTTGCGGTTATGTTTTATCTACAGGCCCTGATGCGTATGCCGATGCCAATAAGTTTCCAGAAGGCCCGTGGTGCAAGAAAGGTGACTGGGTTATCTTTGCACGTTACGCTGGGTCAAGATTAAAAATTGATGGCGGTGAATTAAGACTCTTGAATGATGATGAAATTCTTGCTA